CCCTCCTTGAGACGCTACGCTCGTGAACCTGCCACATATCGTTTAGCGTGACCTCATTCTGTGGCCCAACAATCAAGGTCTTGCTCTCTAACGGCCTCTGCGCGGACGGTTCAGCCCTCCACGCAACTGCCAGCATACGGAAAGCGTCGGCAGGGTGTGATGTCCAATCGTGTCGGGGTGATGCCCTGAACGCTTTCTTGTCCTCATCATACTCTCGTTGATACTGGCGTAAAGCCTCTATTCCGTCGCCACATTTTACGGAATTGAACCAAGTTCGGGGCAACATTTGACGAATTGCTTGGATTCCGTCCTGCAAGCCGATGTTCGGCACCACGGACAAATGGTTGATGCCGAGGTGGTCAGCCAACTGCTCTACGATGCTGCGCCCCGTCTGTAGGCTCTTGGCGCGTGCGTCATGCGGCAGGTGATGCTTGCCGTACTGATAACCCTTGTTTACAATTACTTCTGCAATGGCGCGGATGTCTGCACCCGAGACTGCGTAGAAGTCGATGACGCGCACCTCGCCGCCCACCACCTGATACCACCATATCGCGGTGTCATCGCGGTAACCCAAGTCCCATGCTGTGTGTACCGGATACCCCGGCTCGAAAACTACACGCTCGTTAATACGCGGCTCTGCCTGTCGCATCTCTGTGCCGAAGAACGCGCCGAGGATAGCCGCCTCGAAACTGCACTCGTACTCTTGGAGGTATTGGTCTTCCGACAGTTGGGCTTTCGCTGCGTTAAGTTCACTCTGCGGCAGCAGGCCCGAGTCGCTGGCAGGCAGGCGCAGGACAAACCACTCGTCTGGGATGCGCCGTGCCGTCTCGTAGATGTCCCAGAATTGGTTCTTGCCCTTCGGCGTACCGGCGAACACAGCCCAGCCTTGTTTGTCGGAGAGCGCAGGCCGGATGACATTGCCAAACACGCTTGGCTTGAAGTCGCCGTACTCGTCCATGTACACGCCGCTGAACCCAAGGCCTCGCATTGCGTCTGCGTTGTCTGCGCCGAATAGGCTGACCTTCGTGTTGTTAACGAGCGTGATGGTCATCATCTGCTCGTTGGTGTCGCTGATGAGCGGCTGGGCGTAGTGCTTGAAATAGTCCCACGCAATGCGGCGTGCTTGGTTCTGATAGGGAGCGACATACCCGAAGAGGCCGTTCGGCCCCCGGTACATGAAGGCTGCGCGGATGATGTCGTTAACCGCTGCGACAGTCTTGCCAGCACGACGATGCGCGACGAGGCAGGCCCACCGCTTTGTGCGGTCGTGGAACTGCATGAAGGCCCGTCTAGGGCGATACGGGAGTTCTACCCGCTGCTTCACTCGGGTTTGCCCCAAGTCGCCTCAATCTCAATCTTGCTGCCGTCAGGGCCGCTGTGTTCGTGCCGTGCGAGTTTAGGCACATGGTATTCGAGTAGGTCGCTGAAGCACTTAAACGCCGCCTCTGCGCCCTTCTCTTGGTGTATCTCGTCGAGCCAGCCCTGCAAGCGGTCTGCGTTGCCGTCCACGAAACGAGAAATGGCCTCCCTCGCTGCTTGGGTTGACTTGTTCGGGCTTCCTTTGGGGCGACCTGCTGGCATACCGTGGTTAATATACGCTGATTGTTTATTCTGTGAAACAGTTCACTTGCGTTTACAAATTTGGCTGTTACGCGCTATAGGGATGATATGATGCCGCAATGAACGCAAGTAAACTAACACCGTTTGTTAACACCGACATAAAAATGCCGAAAAAGTTGTTTGACGCTCTAACGCTGCATGAAGTTTCTTGTTGCGCTCAAGAAATCTCAACTGTTACTCCTGAATCTGTGCAAGCGTTTTTAACAGAGCGTTTTACCGCCGACCTTGCTGCAAAGTTCAAGCCTGAATACCTAATCAGTAGCCCATCTTTTTAAGGGCTTCTGCTGTAATTCGTCCATAGTACGGCTTCATTTGCAATGCGCGTACATCTCTCGCGCTAGGCGCACGGGGGTCAACAATGCCGCGTGCTTTTGCGGCTTCGTTCAGCAACTCGAATATCCGTACATCTTCTTTAATTTTCCCTATCCCTTCACCGGGAACTCCCGCAGGATAAGCAGCATGACCAGACTGTTTAACCATTGGCTTGTCGGTGTGAATTATTCCGATGTTTTGGATGCCAGAGTCCGGCGCGGAATATTGCCTAGGGTCTGTTACAGCCAGTCTTGCTTCACCAATGCTTAACCCGCCTGCGTCTCGAAATTCGACATCCAATTTCTTTTTGATTGCTTTGCGGGTTTTATCTTTTGCACTTCGGAACTGTTCAATGCCGCGTTCCGTGCCAACACCAGCCCAATCAGGAATAAAATTTCTGATAGTTTCGTTTAATTCTTTTTTGCTTTTTCTGCTCAACGCTGAATCAGCGTAATTGAGCATTGTTTCACCCGTCATGCTGGCAAAATCGCCGCCGCTTGGTGCCATGCGCCACGGGATATAAAGCGGGTCTTCGCCTGTCATGATTCTTGCTTCTTTAGCAAGTTTCATAATTTTTTTGGTAGGCGCAGTCCCAGAAGCCCAGACCATGCCGGGATTCTCAAACATAAAGTCTTGTCCACCCTGCAAGTTAACAGGGCGTGCAAATTCAACATCGTTAATACCACGCAACAAACCACCTGCTGCCGTTCGGTCACTCATGCTGGTGATGAACGGTCTGCCCTCAAATTCGGTAATTGAAACTTCTGGCGCGTTTACCGTGCCGCGTGATTCTACTTTCGGTGCCAACGCTTGCAGCCGTTCACGCTCCTTCACCCGTTTGTCAAAGCGTGGGTCGTATTCTGCGATTGCAGAAACTTCTGGCATTTTGCGTAGCGCGGCGGCTATCCGCATAGGGTCAACCATCGACCCTGCGTATTCACCGGCAGCGCGGGGGCTGGTCATTGCCTGCCGTGCGCGTTCAACCTCGCCCTGCACGAAAGCCTTGCCCGTCTGAACCGGATGCGTAACGATTGCCTTGCCGATGGTGCCGAGGTCTTGGGCGGCTTGGTCTAGGCGAGGGGTCGGGCGGTCGGCGGCTTGGGCGTACTCTGCCGTCGTCATGCGCCCGATGTTGGGGTCGCTCGTAAAGGCTTCGTAGGCGAGTCCACCGACATCCCGTGCGCGGTCTGCGAGGGTATCGACTACCCCGCCACCGAAGTCAGCGGCACGGTCGCGCATCTGCTGGAGGTATTGCAGCGCGGCAGCAACCCGTGACGGTTCCGCTTTCTTCGCCATTATTCGAGGTTTTCGAGTTTGTACTTGAGGCTCGTAACCGCATCAACCACGGCATCGAACAGGTTAACAAGGTCGCTGTCCTTCGGGAGTGAGCCTTTGATTTCGTCGAGGAAGGTCAGCAGCGACTTCACATACGCCTTCGGGTTGCTGTTCTTGTGGAACTCGACATCGTAGCCCGTGATGATGCCGTAGCGTCCCTGATACGCCTCGGCGTACTTGTCCACAAGGTCGGGGATGGCTTCGTAGTATTCCCCGAGCGCCATGTGCTGCGCGAAGGACTTGGTAGCAAGGTGCTGAAGGTGCGTAATGGTCGCGCTGTGGAACATGGTTCCGACAAAAAGCGCAGCGGTTTTTTCGTGAGCAGCCATTACTGCATCATCTCGTAAAGTTTGGACTTTTTGCGAAACCGATAAGGCAGCGTTTGTTGCTTTGCTTTTCCACCTTCGACTGCTGGCAGGTTCGTGATATTTCTCGGCGCTTCCCCGTAATACGGCAACGGAACCACCTTGTTTTCGCCTTCTTCTTCGATTTCTGGGTCAACCTTTTCAACTTCGACCATCGTCGGCATGATGCGCTTTTTAGCGGGAACGGCAGACTGAAGGCGGCGATTTAGCATTTCGCGCACCTCATCTTCAGTCATGTCCTCTTTGGCGTCATTCAGCGCATTGAACGCAAGCGCCAATTTGTCTTTACGAGTGTTCGGCATGGAATTTCCCCCACTTTGGGTTAGGATAATGCTAGACCCCTACAGGGAAGGATGCAAGCATGACTACTATCTCCGAAGCCTACCGCGCCCAACAGGTCGAACTCCACACCAATCCCGCCTATGGCGTGGCTTCCATCGCCTTTGCGCCCATCGTTGCAAAGTTAATCGTGGATAACGGCATCAAGTCGTTGTCCGACTACGGTGCTGGCAAGAAGCACCTCCAGACCACGCTACAAGCCGCAGGGCTGGAGTTTGATTACCACCCCTATGACCCAGCCTTCCCAGAGTACGGCGACCCGCAGGAAGCCGATATGGTTTGCTGCATTGATGTGCTGGAACACATTGAACCCGACCGGCTCGACGCGGTGTTGGATGACCTTGCCCGTATCATGCCCCGGTTGGGTTTTTTCAGCGTCCACACGGGGGCGGCTGGCAAGGTGCTGTCGGACGGCAGGAACGCCCACCTCATCCAAGAGCCTGCACGCTATTGGCTACCAAAACTGTGCGAACGGTTTCACATCCACCATCTACAGCACCATCAACTCATGGGTCAGGGCTTCTTTGTCGTCGTCAGCCGCGCCTGAAGCCACGCAACCGTCTCGGCAGGGTCACGGGCCAGATACCATTGGCCTAGCGGCTCAAACGCGCCCTGGAACCGTTCCTGACCCCTTCGCAGTTTTCCCGTTGGGGTCTTGATTTCGAGGAACGCCGCGAAGCCGGGGGCGGTCACCAGTTTGTCGGGTACGCCTTGACCTGCCTGTCCCAAGTCGTAGACCGTAAACCCTGCCGCTCTTACGGCTGCGGTGATGGCGGCATCGTTAGCATCCCGGCGTGCGGCGTAGCGCATCAGAAAGACCCGTCAGCCCATTCGTACCAGAGTTTGTAGGCGCGTACAAATTCCTCCACGCCTTCCCCAAGCAG